CACGATTGAAGCGTCCAACGGCTTCGTCGACACGCGACAAATAGCGTTGCGCGCCACGCAAAGCTGAAGGCTGCGGTGAAGGGGTCACTGTCGTTGTTGCGCCGTCCGCAAGACGGCCCATCGCTTCGTTCGATAACAGATCGTCGCCAGCAAACTGGTCTGGCTGGGCGGGTGCAGATGCAGATGGCTGCTGAGGAGCAGACTCAACTGGCAGCCCCCGTAGGGCTTGCGCGAGCTTTCTTGCGCTCGCTGCGTCGCCTGCCTTGTCAGCGGCGATCAGCGCTCTTTCGAGACGTGCACGATCACTCATTTCGGCGCGTACTTGTCGAGCAGCGATTGAACTTCAGCGCTCTGAAACTCGCCCTCGACCCCCGTGTAAGCGTCATTCAGATCCTGAAGGAAGGCCCGTAGCTCTGCTGCATTTTTCCGATTCACCTCGGGTGGAAATTCACTCGACGGGAATTGCAGATTCTGTAGGCGCGTCTCCAAATCCGACTGCGAGCCGATACCCGGTACGCGAGTCAGCGCCGTCAGCTCTGGCAGCAATTGCGCTGAGGCCGCGATCAACTCTCGGCCCTCGGCCGTACGGTTGATCAGGTACTGATCGACCTCACCGCCATCAGCTAATCGGCCCTTTGAGATGGCTTCTACAGCCTTTTCGACACGATCCATTCGTCGCAATGCTGCCTTCAAGCGCGGAATCTTCGCCTTTACTTCCCGCTGATACTTCAGATCAGCAGCGGCAGGTTTATCGCGAGCAACGTACGCAGGTTTGCCAACTGCATCATCACGCGTGGCATAAACGGGATTGCCGTCTGCCCCCGTCACTTGAACCAGTGGGCCAGCATCGGACGGCTTGTTTAGCTTCTCTCGTTCAATGCGCAACCGCTCTTGCTGATACGCAGTCATCTCGTTAGACACTGGCGCGGATGCGATCGGCTGGCCGTCAGGGCCGTATCGCGTCTGACCTGAGCCAAGAGTGAATGCCTCAGGTGTCTTTGGCTGCGCGGGTGCGATGCCAAGCTTTGATTGCGCTTCTCCGGCAATCCATCCCATGTACTGCTTGAGATCCTCATCACCCATTTGAGCCAGCTCTGGGTGTTGCTTCATCAGGTTTGCGGCGAACTCTCGATTGGCCTGTAATTCCGCCTTCGGGTTGGCCGATTGAGCGATGCGCGTAGCCGCTGCCGCTGTCTGCTGAAGCGAGCGAGCAATTTGCTCTTGGCTGTATTGCTCTTGCTGGCGATCGGCCAAGGCATTGCGATTTGCAATATCACGAGGCGCTTGCTCAAGCTCCATTTGAGCGAGCGCGTTGCGCTTCTCGCCGTACTGCTCGTCTTGACGAGCTTGGCGCCCCTGAAGAAACGACCCAAACGGATCTGCGACCTGCACAGGCATTACACGTTCCTCCGCATGCCATCACCGTAGCCCGGCGTCATCCACGGATAGTTGCCGTAGCCCGTGGGCATCGTCCCGCCCCCATAACCGGTTCCACCGTAGCCCGAGGACGGACGATTGGCGTAGTACCCTCCGATCCGACCGAGCATATTCACGCCCTGTCCAACCGCATTGGCGGAATCAGTGATTCCAGAAGCACGAGCCTCGCCGGCATACCGTGCATTTGCGCCGGCAGTCGCTGCGTGATCAGCACCATAGGCCGCAGTCTGGTTCGTCGCCGTCTGCCCAATGCCAGCGATGCCTGCGAGCTGGTTGAAGTAGTTGCCGAACTCTTGAGAGGCCAGACCGCTATTGAACTCAGCAAGCGCGCGTAGAGCGTTTCCGGAGAATGCGCCGCCCCGAGCAGCGGCTGAGCGCTCGACGCCGCGCGTGCCCTCCTCGCGTCGGAACTGGTAGCCCGGGCTTTCGAAGAACGAGGACATGTCCGGGCCGGCTGGCGAATTCGCCGCCTGCGTCTGCTGTTGGCTCTGACGCATGAGCCCGGGGATGTCGGCACCAGTATCGTTGATGAATCGACCATTCCCCCCACCGGGGCGCAGCATGCCGATGCGCTGACCGCCGTACCATACTTCATACCAGCCTTTCCCGACCTCTTTCGTCGTGGTTCCGGCCGGCAACTCGGTGTCGCCAACGAGCTGGGGCTGTTCGCTGCTCCATTGCTCAGAGGTCGTAGTTGGTAACCCAAACAATCGTCCAAGTGTATTGAGCGCACCCGTGCCTGTCGTTCGATAAGGGGCAAGATCGGCACGTGTGACGTCGTACTGTCTGGCGCTCTCAGCCGTGGCGTTATTTGCCCCACGCGCAGCCGCGCTACCTGCAGCGCCAGCCCGATTGGCCGCGTAAGCCGTTGCGCCGACTGTTAGGACTGTGCCGGCAATTGCGAATGACATTGTTCAAGCCTCAACCATTCGTCGTAGTCGTTAGTGACTAAAGCCGCCTCAGCCTTATCAACTTCGGTCTCATCGCAGGCGTGGACCGTGATCCATACGCAATCCTCATGCGCGAAGCCGGCACGCTTGGTCCCCGGCTTCGAGACGATCACGCATGGCGCCTGCATGCGAACAGGACCATCGTCCGTCACGACGGTGATGTCACCCTTCGCGAGGATGTTGATGTGCTCGTGCTTGTGAATAGCGCCGGTTAGCACACAGTGCTTCGGAATTGAAAGAGAGCGGGCATAGAGTCCCTTGGCGAAGAAATGCTCAACCGGCATCTCTGCGGGAACACACTGCAATATTTCCTGCTCAAGCCTGCGGATCACGTCCCGCACCGGAAGTCGCGGCGAGACTTGAATGTCCGCCGCAAATCTAGCGATCTCGTACATCAGATGATCTGATACTGGAAGACGAAGAACATCGGACGATCAGCGGTGTCCACGGCAATCCACTCCATCTGAGCGCGGTCATTGGTCGAATCAGCAAAGATAGCCGCGCCCTGCCCGGCAACTTCGCTGGTGAAAGCAGTTCCGCAACACTCGTGCGCGTTGGCGAACGCGCTCGCAATCGGAAGTGATATTCCAACCCGCGCTACGCCGCCCGTGGTCGCATCGGCATCGAGTCGCCCGGAGACGGTCACGATCGAGCCGACACGCAGGTACTGGCATGTGTAGAGGGTCAGCGTGTCGATGTTCGTAACGGCCGCCAGCGTCGGCGTGTAGGTCCCACTCGTAACGTTTGGAAGATCAGCAGCAGTCAATGCGCCGAACTGCAATGTGCCTGATCGCCTGACGAGAAAGAGATCATCAGCGCCGGCCGCGATGTCTGCGACGTTACCGTCGGTCGCGCCTGCCCGCCCGATGACAGACCTTGCGACACTCTGTCGGAACTTTCCGTTGCTGACCGCATTGGCTGCAATCGCCGTTGTGCCGGAGCCCGCCGCCGCCGTGACATCGCCGCTCAGTGCTGAGCGCTGAATGCCTCCGGTTCCCGTGAATTCCAGCCCGCCGGTGACGATGATCTCCTGCGCCTGACCGGCTGGCGACGTGTCTCGTCCAAGCAATCGGTCTTCAGAAACATTCTGAATTTTCTGGTAGGTAACAGCACCGTCCTGGATCGAACCACCGCCGACACTACCTGCATCTGGGATGACTTCGGTTGACCTGAAGAATCTCGCCCACTCCACCAGGTTTCGAGGAATGCTTGAGAATGGCTTGATCGCCATCAGCGCACGTCCAATCTCGAACTCATCACGATGAACGGCACGGGATCCGTCACCCGGAATCGATAAACACGCTCCCGGGAACGCCCGCCCCGATCCCAATGAACCCTGCTTTTATACTTGCCGGTCGCTCCCAGGCTGCGATTGGAGCGAGCTCGGAACGTAACGCCACCATCGTCTGACACGTCCAGCATGATCTGCGGTGACGATCCCTGCCCCGTTAGCGGTGCGTTGCCAACGTCCAGGTCCAGTTCCAGGCGGTCATGTTGCATCCACCGGCCACGGTCGACGATCGCACCGCTGGTTGCCTCACGAAGCAGTGTGCTGCCCCATTCGCTATAAGAGGTCGGACTCAGCTCGGCAATCTGTCCACTCTGCGTGTCGCCCACGAGCGTCTTGTCGTACGCCTTGACGATCCACGATGCGCGCCAGTGATCCTGGCCGTAACTCTCACGCTCGTGCCATTCCTGAGTGTTGATGTCATAGACCCAGGTCGCGCCCGCCGTGGGAAAGGTGAACACAACGAACGTATGCCCATCGAACACGTAATCAAACGCGCGAGCATCGGAAATCGTCGCGTAGTCCTGCCACTTCTCCTCGACGCCTTCGCTTGAGAAGCGCCGAGCGATGTTCCCCTCGAGTCGACGTGCGATTCGATCCTGATCAATCCAATAGATCGTGTTATCGACCGCAGTGGTTGAGCGAGCCGCTCCACAGCCGCATTCAACGAAGCCGTTGGGATTGCGCTCAAATGGAAACCCGGATGCGTCCGTGTTGTCCCAGATCTCGGTTGAGTCCTCGCCGAACAGAATGAACTGTCGGTTGTTCGATTCGATGCTGACCAAGTTATCTGGACTGCCCTCGGCAGTCGCAAAGTCGAGCGGGTCGTAGACCGTGAAGTCAGCTAGGTCGCAAATAAACCAGCGGCCCGAGTTGCCCTCGACGAACGCACCATAGTTATCCATCACCGCCATGCGTGTAGCGCTGCGGACCAGAAAGTCCGGGTCGGTGACGGCGATCAGCGCCGAGCCGTCATACACCCAAAGATTCGGCTCAATGAGAATCGCGATCTGCCCGGGGATTTTGGCAATATCGACGTCACCCGCGACCGGTAGTGAGCCAATCGACGTCACTTGCCCCGCACTGCTGATCGAATTGAACGAACTACCACTGACGCAGTAGAGGCGATTCTCGAATTCGATGGCAGCCCGCTGAGGTGACGAGGAAACGTTGGCGAACGGCACGTTTCCGGAGATGCCACGAATCAACGTCGGAGAACGCCCTTCCGGGGGCGTCTGCTGCGCGTAACAGTTGAGCAGCCGGGTCTGGGCCGCCTTCTTCGATCGCAGCCTGTAGGAGTGGAATGGGAGATCCATCAGTCGCCGTTGAGGATGTCACCGCGATAGCACTTGCCTTCCCCGCCCGGCAAGTTGGACATGTCGGCCTCTTCCATGTTGGAAAGGACTGCATCACGCAACAATCGCTGTTTGTTGGCCTCGGCCCGAGCTGGCAGCGTGGGCGGCAACTTGGCGCTCGGATAGAACGTGAAAAGCTGCATCGCCAGCAGCGGCTTCACCGCGGCAGCTTCTGTGTCATCCAGTGGGAAATCGTCGGCGACGCTGTCCTGAGGCGGGAAGCCCAAGTCAACGCCCTCGCCCGCCAGGTCAAGCATCATGTCGTTCAATTGCTCGAGCCCAAGCGCTGCATCTTCGGCAGACGCGCTCTCGTCAGCGTCAAGCACGCCGAGCATGCGTAACACCGACGTGATCAGCTCGCGGTTGGTCATGGCGTGACCGTGTTAATCGGGCGATAGAACACGGTGATGTTGCCCGTCGCAGCGTCGTTCGGATCGACGACGATCCCGGTCTCGCACCTCACTCCATGCAGAAAGATATGCGACGTACCCACCGCCGCGGATGCCGCATACGAGTCGATGGTGTTCGCTCCGTCCATCACCGGCAGCGCATGAGCGGATAGCGCCGTCGTCACACACGCACCAAAGTACAGGCACTTTCCGGTGTAGACAGTTGTCGAGTTGTTCGCGACATCTACCGCGAGATAGTCACATTCAGAAGTGACCAGCGTTGCGTCTCTCACCGTCATTTTGCGAACTCCGGGTTCGGATTATCCGACTCGCTGCCACCTGGCTGGCGAAGCAGAAACTTATGGAAATTCCCTGGATAGGCTTTGCCGTCACTGTTGTGATGGCTGATATTCAAGTTCGGAACGAGCCAGATCTCGCCGCACTTGTTGTTCCAGCGCTGACTGAACGCGTAGTCCTCGCCCCACCAAATGCGATCACCCATCACTGCGCCATGGTTGAACAGGTCCACGGATTGATTGAACAGCGGGCCGTACGTCAGTTCGGGATAGTGATACATGAACTGGTTGATCCCTTCCTTGGTGATCTTCAGAAAGCCTGCGGGAACCAGCTTTGCCTTCAAGGCACCATCCGCTCGCACGATGGGGCGATTGTTGGCATCACAGTGCAACACGCCCATATAGTCTTCCGGTGAATCCACCGGCTCGTGTTTGATACGGTAGGTCCCGGCGACAACATCACCCTCGGTGTTGATGAGCGTCAGCAGATCCTGCGGATCCCACGAAACATCGTGATCTAGGTAGACGATGACATCCGCGCCCGCATCCAACGCCTTGCGCGTCATCGTTGCCCGAGCACCCGAGATGTAAGGGCAGCCGATCTCGAACACGATTTGATGCTCGATCCCGGCGCGATCAAGCACCGGGACCGAGGCTTCAAGAGCCGACAAATAAGGCGCGAAGGGCCGCTTTATCGTCGGCGTAGCGAAGATGACCTTCACTCAGGCGCTTCCCTTCCAAATGCCCAGGGCGTTGAGGGTCGCAGTCACCTCAACAATCCAGGCGGTGAGGGAAGCGGCGATCGTGATGTTGGACGAGACCGACACCACCGAAGCCGCTTGGATCAGGTTCGCACGCTGCGCGACAGGCGTAGCACCGTAGAAGGCAACCTTCTCCGTTGCGCCAGAACCGATCTGCGCACCGTCAGGCGAGTTATACGTCACCTGTTCGTATGAAGTTGCAATGGTCATGATGTCACCTCAGTTCGTGATCCGGCACGCCCACTCGGGACGCAGCGCCTTCCAGCCATAGAGAATGTCCAGACGCAACAGCAACTCGTCGTTGCGGATGTCCGAGCCCTGCCATACGCGAATAGCCAGACCGTCCTGGTTGCGACGAACGCACTTGAGCGCATCGTCCATCAGCGGCAGATCCGCAGTGACGAACGTGAATGCATCCTTGTGATACATCAGGTTCTGACGGTAGGCCACCGAGGCCGAGCCCACAAACGTCAGTGCCGCGGTGGTGGTAGGAGCCGCACTCACGTTCTGCTTCGGTCCCGTCAGATAGATCGTCGGGGAGATCAGCAGGTTTGTGGCCGTGGATCCGGACAACACTGTGAACTGTTGCAGATGGCTGTATGCAACCTTGGTCTCAGGATGCACGGCGTAGACGCCAGCGATCTCGAACACCATGCCAGCGGTCGGCGTAGCGAACGAGGTCACAGTCAGATCCGCATCACCGTTGACGACCGTGTACGTATCGAGCGTGCAAGCCACGTCCGAGCCGTTGGTCATCGTCCAGGTCTTCTCGTTCTCGTACCAGTCCGCCATCGCGTTGCGGCTGTAGTGACCTTCACGGAAGGCTTCCTTGACCTGCGTGCCATCGTGGAACAGCGTTTTCGCACCGTTCACGACAGAGCCCATCGTCACCGAGTCGAGCTGTACAGAACGCTCGGACTTAGGCGCGAGCATCTGATTGAGCTTGGCGCGTGCAGCAGTCAGCGCCGAAATGTCACCCGACGTGCCAACGACCGTACCGGCGGTCCCGGTCAGGTTGTAGACCTTCTTCGTGACATCGGCCAACACATCACCCTCGACGCCGGCAACGAGAACGCTGACGGCAGGCTCGATATATCGCTTTGACAGGTCATCGATAGACAGGCTCAGTTCGGCCGAGTTGAATCGCATGTCCACACCGTCTTGAGTAGCGACGGTAATGGTCTGCGTGCTCTCATCCTGCTCTTGCACGTTCATCACGCGTGAGCCGGTTCGACGCACATACTGGTTGGGGTTGCGAACCCGCAAACTGTCACCGATCTTTGCTCCAACCTTGGAGTAAGAGTCGTCATAGCTGCGGTTGATCGTGCCAAGAAACGTGAGTTTCTCGTGCGCAATGCGCAGAGATTCCCGTGCCACCATGTCGATGACACTCAATACGTTACTCATATCGGAAAGTCCTCAGGTCAGCGCCTTTGCGCTATCTGTCGTTTCCGCCATTTCGCGAACTCCGCATCGCTCATCTGGCTCGGGTCTTTATCGACCGCGGGCTCAGTTGCATCGATCTTTGGAGGCGGTGGCGGGGCCTTGCTGACAGGCTTGGCTTTTGCTTGCTCACGCTCGATCGCAAGCCGGGCGTCAATGCGCCCGAGTTCAACGGCGGCGAGGTTGTCGGGCAGAGAGTTGATACGAGCCGCGATATCGGGATTTTTCCCGAGGTAGTACGCGACGCGCGGGCCTTCATCCATGGCCATCACAAGGTTCGCCACGTGGTCGTCTATACGTGCGTAGTAGGCGACGTCTTCGTAGTCCTCGATCTCGGTTTTAAACTTCGATTCGAGTTCTTTGAATTTGGCGACTTGTTCCTTCCGGGTTCTCTCTGACTCCTTCGTGGTGCGCGATTGTTCGAGCTTCTGCGCTGCCTTCTCGGCAGCCACTTCGGCCACATACTCCGCGTACCGTTCCTCGTCGTATTCAAAATCAGCGAGCTTTTTGAGCGGTTGCTTGACTTCGGCGGGCTTTGGCTGGGCTTCAGGTTTCTGAAGTGATGTCAGTCTCAGCTCACGCTCGTAGTCGCGCTCTCGCTCGGCTTGCCTGAGTTTTCCTGTCAGTTTGTCGATTCGCTCCTGTACCGCATCTTTGCGGACAGGCTTTTCGCTGGTATCGACAGCGGCCGGTGATGGGTCGGCTTTCACAACCGGTTCGGTTGCGTTTGCATCAGGCGCAGGCGTCTCTACGACGGCCTGTTGGGTCGTATCAGTCATGTGGATCTCGGGAAGCACCGGGAACCGCCCGGAGTCGGAATCGATCAGGACTTGGGCTTAGGCTTCGGCTTGTTCGCCTTCGCTGCCTTCATGTCCTGCTGGTGAGCAGACTTCATCTGCTGCACCGTCATCTGGGTCTGTTGATCTTTCAGCGTGTGCTGGCCGTCTTTGACGGTGTCAGCAACGTCACGCTTCTGGGTTTCCAACTGGTGCGCACCATCTTTCACAGCGTCGCCAACATCACGCTCAGTCTGCTCGTGGTGATGGATGCTCTCGGTGACTGCGTGTGTCGCGGTGAGCTGAGCCAGCTTGATCTTGAGCGTTGCGTTCTCAAGTTCCTTCGCCAGTAGCGCCCTGTCTGTGTCCAGCTTCTGCTGGGCCAGCGCGAGATCACCCTTGGCCGTATCCAGCTTCTGCTGAAGTGCGGCCTCAGAGGTTGCCACGTTGGCCTGTGCCAGCTGAGCGGATGCCTTCGCGCTGGCAGCTTTCGCCATTTGCTCTTGCAGTTCCTGCTGAGCGGCTTGCACGAGTTGACCGTGCTCCTGGACCTGCTGCTGCATCTGCTGGACCTGTCCCAGCGCTGCTTGCACTTCAGGCGGCAAGTTCTTGCCTTCAGTGAGCATCTTTTGGATCTGTGGCGGCAACAGAGCCTGTCGGCGTTCCGCGATCTCTTGCGCATACGGCAAGTCCATCGCCTTGTAGACAAGATCGCCCGACGACATCATCAGCCCCTCATCCATACCGGCCATCTGCGTGTAAGCCTCTGCGGCCTCCATGCGACGCGTTGCATACGAAGGTCCAACAGTGATCGCCGTATCGAATCGACCGCGGCTTAGATCGTTAATGATCTTTCCTGTCATCGGATCGCGTTTATTGACGGTCTCGTAACTCTCTTTGCCATCAGCGCCAAGAATGCGGATCGTGGTCTCGGTATCGATGACTTTGGGCACGAGATCCACCAGGATCTCCCAGGTGCGTTTGACGCCCTTGCCCATGTTGTCCGGATAGTTGTAGTTGGCAACGTCGCCCTGTGTCTTGCGTGCGTTGATCGCCTTTCCGGATGTCTCGTTTCCCTTGGCCCCTAGACTCGCGTCGTAGATGCCCGTTACGGCCTTGATGTCATCACTTGCAATCTGCATCTCTTGCACGAGTGCAGCTGGAATGTTTGGCCCACCCTGTCTAACCGGCGGTCCCGGTGCATTGGGATCCGGGTTATACAAGTTGAACGGATAGTTCTTCTTGTGCGCTTCCGCCAGATGGCCTTCGAGACCGGCAATCTGTTTGGGCGTCATCCACGGCTTGTCCTGCGGGGCGAGCGCTACTGTCTCGACCGCCGCAGTACGTGAATAGTTGTACGCGCGCTGAGGATCTTTTCCGGGACGCGTAATGCCATTCCAGTACGTCTTGCCATCAATGACAGCGTACTCGCCGTAGACCACGACCCATGGATGCTGAGAGCCAGCCCAATCGACCGGCCCTTCTAGAATCGCCGTGCCAGACACGATGCACATCTTGATCGAGTGGCATCGCTGAATCCGCCGCTTGACTATCGTCACACCCTCAGGCGGCTTTACAGGTTGGTCGTCGTCATCTAACGCATCGATGACCGAGCCATCGGACAGGAGCAGCAACTCCTTGTCGTAAGGCTCCTTGTACCAGTACTCGCCAATGCGAACCTTTTCGTCGTCTTCCCAGTCGTCATCATCATCGAACTCGACATCGTCGAGATTGACTGCCTCGGCCTTGGGCCAACGCGTCTCGAATGAGGATTTGCTGATCTTGTCCGTGTACCACCAGTCTTCGGCATCGCGCTTCAGTAAATCCTTGGCTGAAGGGTCGCAATAGAGACAAAACGGATTGAGCAGCGGATCGATGTCAATGACCTGCGAGAATGAGTCCTCTGCATACTCGACCGTAACGCGCCAGGCACCCATGCCAGCGCCGACCTGATATTCCGCCGCGTAGTCAGTCACCGTGTCGAAGTCAGCATTGGCGACGATGTTCCGAATCGCGCCTTCCATGATGTCAGCGGTCTTAACATCTCCATCCTCAGCCGCGCGAACCTTGCCCATCGGGCGGTTCTCGCGCATCTGATTGATGACGCTCTTGGCCGATACGTTGAGTTTGTTGAACTCATACATGGGCCGGTCCTGTCCACGCTCCTTCTTCGTCAGCTCATCCCACTGGCAACCTGGAACGCGGAGGAACTTCATGTCCTCAATGGCAAGCTGCCGATTCTGACGGTCAGCATCCATCATGACCTTGGCGCGCTTGCGGATTTTGACCAACAAATCCTTGTCGGCCTTCTTCTCCGCTCGTGTCTTTGCCATTAACCGCGCCTGAATGCCTTGTATGGGTCCACAACTGCGTGTGAGTCGTTACTCAATTGGTCCGCCACGATCGCGAGATAGCGCGTGCCATCCGAGCCGTTCGAGCTGTCATCGTGAAGCGGCGTTGACGCCTGCCCTTCTGTGTTCACGCGGCGTCGATATCGACCGAGCCGATTCACGAGCTCACACGCGTGCGTCTTGTCCACATAGAAGCGAGGGAATACCTCGCGTGTCTTACGAATGCCCTGCTCCAAGCCTATGTCCGGGACGATCTCGACATCCCAGCCCAGCGCCCTGAACTGCTCCTCAGCGCTTGAGCCCGTGACGTGCTTGGCCTTGCCATCGTGAGGCAAATACAACTTGCCCCAGTTGAGCTTTAGGTCAGTGAGTTCCTGGTGATAGCTCGGGATGTAGCGCATCCGATCCTCGATGTACCGGATAACGCGAATCTCCGAGCCCAGGCGCTGCACCAGCAAGAGCGCCATGAAGTCGTTGAAGCCCAGGTCCGTAATGACGTGGACCTTGAGCATCGGGTCATACGGAACATTGCCAAGTCGCCCGCTGCTCTTGAGCTTTGAGACTTCGTGGTAATAGATCGCGCCTTCGACCGCCGGCCTGCACTCGCCCTCGTAGATGTGGGCGTAGTCATCAGGCGCTTCCCGCTTCATCTTCTCGCGAGCGGCATCCAGCACCGTGGAACGCCACGGGTTGTCCTGCCAATTCATCTTCGTGACGATGCTGTCAGGCGGCGGACTCAACACGAGGCGCTTGTACGTCTCGTCCGTGTCCATGTCTGGGTTAAAGCTCACCCAAATCTCTGAGCCTGGCGCGCGTATCGTCGGCTCGAGCAAGTCCCAAGAGCGCTTGCTGATGGTCTGAGCTTCCTCGACCCAGCAGATCGTCGTGCCTTCGAATGACTTGATCGACGTTGCGGTCTGACCACTCAGCCCGTGGAAGCTAATCTGCGTGCCGTTCGCGCCACGGATGTAGTTCTGCTGTACTTCGTAGAAGTCTTCTAAGCCCAGCGCCGACACTAGGTCCTTGAGCAGCTGATGTACCGACTCGCTGATCGACTTCTGGATCTCGCGCGTACACAGAATGCGCTCAGGCTTCGCTCTGCCTCGGATGAGCAGCATCCGAGCGATCGAGTGCGACTTGGATGAGTCGCGACCGCCATACAGGACCTTCCATCGTTTCGCAGGGACAAGGGTGTCGACTGCCTTTCTGGGCAGGTCAATTGCCAGCTGCATCCACGGCTCGGATCAGGATCTCATTGAGCGTCTTGATTGGCCCGCCTTCGCCGTCACCATCGACGCTCACAGACTGAGCAGGCTTCCCGTCGAGTCGATCGCCGAATTCCTTGAGCGCGCCCAGATCGCCCATTGCCACCAATGCAATGAGCTTGTCCGCTAACTCATCGATGGCATGAATTCGCTCATCCGCAGGCTTACGTCTCTCAAGAGCGCGCATGATCGCGGCACGCCACACTTTGGCCCTTGCTGCGTTCTGATTGCCTACGGGAGCGCCAGCCATTTTGATTCAATACAACCGTTTGATTTTTCTAAACGTTGGTAATGCCGGCGAGGTTACGCACCCAGTACTCGAACTCATCGACGTGCTGAGTCGTCTCGCCAGGGTTTGCCTGCACTGTGACCACGCGCTTCTCGAAGCGTCGATTGCGCGGCGTGCGCTCGTAGATGTCGTTGTCCGAGGCTGCGACCTCGATGTCGATCGATGCAGCCGGCGTAAGCGCGGTCCAGTCACGCACGAGTCTGTCGTTGCTGAGGTCGCGAATCAGATAGCGCAAGGCGTTGGGCGCGGCTGGGTCGTTGAACTGGTTGTAGAAGTCAACCTCCAGCGTGAACGTGCTGGATTCGTTCACGTACTCGGTCATTTAGGCGGCCGCTAACGTGATCGTTGCAGTCAATTGCCACGACTGGGCACTCGTCTTAGTCCCTAAGGACTCGACCTTTCTCGTGACCATCGTTCCGCCCGAGCTCGCGTTGAAACTGCCCCATTCGTTCCAGGCGAAGTTCGCCTCGGATGTGCCGAACAGGCTGCGCAAGGTCAGTGCGCCCGATGTACGAGTCGGATAGCTCGCCTCCATCGCCTTGCGCGTTTTGTTGCTCGCCGCCTGCAGATCGGTATGCGCGGCGGAAAAGGCCGTGCTGCTGTCACCCACGCCGAGATGGGCATTCGATGAGTTGAGGAACGTCGCGCTATCGTTCATCAGGCATTGGGCCGCAAGCACCGCGCCGGCATTGGTAAGGGCCACTTCAGTTCACTCCTTCACGGGTTACGGTTTCGACCGGCGGTTGACTTTGGTCATCGCCGTTACGCTTCTCGATTTCTATCTTCCAAAGCACTTTGATGCTCAAGCGCTCGGCATCCTTTGCATCGGCCAACGGATGGATTTGATACTTGGCCTGCAACACGATGTCCGGCTCGATAGCCGCCACCGCTTGCTGGGCTTCTTGCATTGATAGGAACGGCGACTCCATGGGAGTCTTGTCGGGCTTGAGCACGACGTAAAACATCAACGCCTCTTGATCGTCATGCGTGGCTTACGCATTTGGAACTTCATGTACTTGATGCGGCGGACCTCGGCGACGAATGCCAGGTCGCTCACCGTCAACAGAGCCGTATCACTCGCGCTGCGTTCCACGATGCCGGCGAAGATCTCCAGCAACACCGTGTCATCCGCGCTCAGGCTCGCGGTGTCAGTGACGTCCTTGCTTTCGGCGCTGATCGCGACCGATGACGTATCGGTCGCTGTGAGCGTGGCCGTGTCAGAGACATCGACCGAGACACCCACCGTTGATGTCTCAGAGGCACTGAGCGATGCGGTGTCACTGGCGGTCTTGAGCGTGACGCCGCTGATCTGCAGGGCGATCGTTTCGCCGGCCGACAGAGTCGCTGTATCGGTCGCATCGATCCGATTGAACAGCTGCGAGACATCAGACGCCGAGAGGCGCGCTGTGTCGGTCGTCGCAATCTCGTTGCGGTCGATCGGCTCTTCGGTGGCCGAGAGGCTCGCGGTGTCCGAGACCGTAATCGCCGCGGTCGTCGCGACTGTCTTTGTGAACGACCCGTAGCGTCGACCCGGGATGCCACCTGGTCGAAACTGGGTAAAGGTTACGGTGTACGGCCGAGTAACGCTGCCTGGGGCGGTGTCACGCCACGAGATTCTTCCCGGCGTACCTCGCGGGGTAAGCGCAGATCTCGCGGTGGCAAGCGACGCCATGTCACAGGATCACGAATTGAACGCCGTTCGCTGGTGCAGACGTCAATGCCGAGACGGTGAAATGCCCACGGCCGCTTGCCAACGCGTAATCAGTGATGACCGTCGCCTGCTGAGCCAGTGTGCCACTACCGAAGATGAGCACGCGACCGATCCAATGATCTGCGGCCGCGGTGGTGATGTCGGCCGTCTCGAACTCTGTCGTGGTCGGTGTGTGAGCCGCGTTCGTAACCGTGGCGTAAGCAATGACGTTCACCGAGGCCGCGAACTTCTCGACATGCTCGTCCACACCATCGATCTGGCTCAGGTCGACCTCTACAAGATCGGTACCCAGCACCAGCGAGTCATAAATATTCGCCGGGACGATCTGATAGTCCTGGCGAATTGGCAACGCACCTGACTCCGACACGCTGACCACCAAGGTCCCGAGTGTGTTGGTGTCCGTGGTGTTGACCGGGCAGGTATACAAACCGTTGCTTCGGTGAGTGCAGCTGGTCGCCTCATTCTTCTGAGCGAGCGTGGTGCCGCCCTCTTTCCACAGCAGCACATCCGATTGCGAGATCGTCAGCGCGGTCTCGCTCGTGACGCCATCCGTACTGTCAAGGAATGGGCCTAGCAACAGCGTGGAAGCTGTTGACTGTTTGAGCAAACGCATTCGCTATCCTCAGTTGTTCATCAACATCCGCAGGAATGCGGAACTGCGGGGTGCTTGCGTCGCCCCACTGGCCGTTTCGAGATAGAGGGAAATGTTCTCGGTGTTCTCAGCGTTGGCGAGGCCTGAAAGGCTCGCGCTTTGTGATGGCCACACGGTTCCATCGTTGAACCAGCCCTCATACAAATTCGCGTCAGCGGCAACAGTATCGGTTGCAATCTGCACCGTGTTTCCGCCACCGCTAATAGCTTCACAAAAGATCGTTAGCCAGTAGTCTCCGGCGGCAATGCTTGAGGCGATCGTGAACGTGCGCCACTGGCCCGTGGTGTCGGTGAAGCTCGTTACAACATCGGACATGTATGCAAGCGCGTTGGTGCCTGCGTCATACAGTGTCGCTCGTACGCCATTCGTCGCCGTGCCCTGTGATCGAAGGTACGCATGGATCGCTACCGCTGTTTCAGTTCCAGACAACGTGATCTTTCGACCGCGACGCCTGAATTCAATCTCAACCCAGGAGGCGCCTTGTGTGATCCGGCCGTAATTTGCCATTTACGTCAAGAATCCTGGAGGCGGCCCAATGCGAGCATCTTTGGCACGGTTCACGGAAACGATTGGATGAGAGACCATCAGAAAGTTGTTTGCATTCGCGGTGCTCGGGTTGTTCCAGAGGCCGCCGATGTATTCGATCCTGCTGCCGAACTGATAGCTAAAATCCCATGGCGCCTGTATGTCTCTGTGCGTCAGTGGGATTTCGAGATACCCGATGTACCCAGTGCGCGACCAAACATCGAGGCGATTGCGTCCATCCGGATTGCCGCGGTTTCTCCGGTAATCCACCTCTTGCTCGATATAAAGCCACTCTTGGCCTACGCGAGGCGGATCAGCAGCGTGATTAATTGTCGTGCCTAGGAAACACAACTTGTTCACGTCCAAACCGGAGTCTGGGAAGATTCCACTGACCGGCTGGTGATAACTCGCAATCGTCGTGGCGGTCACTGAGAAGATTCGGCTACCGTTCCAGGTAGCCTCGAACCAACCCGCCCGGCCCAAGCTTGCATTCGGTGCACCGCCTTGCGTTTGTGCAGCCAGAACGCCAGTAATCTTCGCCGTTGCCGCAAGGTCGATGTATCTCGATCCCCATTGAATGACGACGCCAAGATTTGTTTGCGCAACGTTCTTTGCGCCGCTGTTCGATATATCCAAATCCCGCATGACGCAGGAGTAAGTGGTCTTGTTGCCGTTGTTGAGCTGGCTTGACGGCGGGACGATGCGAATTGCATCGGTACCATCAAACGCTCCACCGACCACTCGTGTGACGGACGCGCCGTTGATGTCGTCAACGAGGGCTCCCCAATCCGAGCCGCTGATGTCCATGCGGACCTTGCGGCCGTCTGTACCAGAAAGCTGCGCGGGGATGGCCGAGAAACCAACAGTTGCGTCTTGCCAGTTACCGGAAGGCAGCGAAGTGGTCGTCGCAGATGCAGTAGCGCTTTGAGCGCTCGCATTGCCCCGCGCATCGAACGCCAGCACGCGATAAAAACGCGTTGTCCCCGCCGACAACGTCGTGTCGTCGTAGCTCGTCGTCCCGACCGAAAGATCACTGCCGATCTGCGTATACGTTCCGGTGCTCGTGGTCGACCGAAAGACTCGGTACCCAGCAAGTCCGGATCCACCGGGGTCCGTCGACGCATCCCAGGTGATGCGCAGTGTCGTCTGTGACAGCGGCGCGGCCTGAACATTCTGCGGAACAGTCGGCGAGATCAGGTCGGCGGCCGTGACATACAGGTGCTGCTCGTAGGCCCAGGCCTCGAGCCGTGTGTAACCAACGCGAGACAGGCCGTTCGAGAACGTGCCTGTCGTGTACGGCGTGTCGCGATCTGAGCCGGTCGGCAGCGGCGCATGCCAATGCACGCCAGGGTTCAACGGATCAACCACGACAACCGGTACCGACGATGTGCCACCAGATTCAGCCGTGGTGTTGACGAACTGATTCGTCTGCACAACGCCATCGACGGCATTGCGCATCTGGGTCATTACCAGCTGCAGCCGCGAATCACGGTAGGCGGGCGTTGCACCTACGGTACGATCGAACAAATCGATGTAGGCGTGCCACTCCGCTGTCGTCGGACTCTGCGGGTTGGCGGCCCACAGCAATACGCCAGACAAGCCCGAGCCCCAGCTCGACGGGTACGCGTCCGCATGTATCGTCGCGGATACGCCATAGCTCGCCGGCCGCGACGTGAAGTACGCCGCCTGGTTCGCCGGCTGCGCCCAGCCACGCTGGCAATTGCCGAACGCGTAGCCAGAACTGCCCGCGGGGTAAGTCCCTGTCACACTGATCGCAACCAGGTTGTCGCGATTGTTGGGACCTCTCAAGAATCCGTTGGCAATGAAGTTGTGGTGATTCGCTTCCGAAGCACCGGCCGACAATATCTGGACCGAATTACCGTCTGCATTGATGCCTGTTGGACGGCCGTTGTTGTAGTTCAGGCAATTCGCGAACGTGAACGTGCGTGCGCTCACCATCGGCCCACGACCAGTGACGTGCGCCGTCAAGCATCGAAAATAGGTGATGCCAGCCGACTGATCTGGTGCAGTCGCGCCTCCGCCAAGATACGGACCAAAGCCGTGATCCTCGGTTGGCGGATCTTCTGGGTGGTCGATGACCGAGTCGTGCAGCGGTTCGTAGAATGCGCAGTCCACGAACGTGACTTCCATGTGCGCATCGTAGAAGCCCGCAATCTCATCAACCGATCGCTTCAACGAAGCGTTGTGGACAACGATCTTCGAAGCAACACCGCCGCCGTAGCCCGAGCTCAAGCAGTCGCGAGCGCCGGCTGGCAGACTGGCCGATGCGACGTCTCCCATGTCGATGTAGGCGTGCCACATCACCACGTTCGAGGCGCCATTCATCGACACATTCGTGTTGCGAATGACGAATCCGGGTGCCGGTGCGAACTGACCGTAGTAAGTAACGTACCCAGGACGCGGCGGTGTGCCCGTCTGCAACGGGATAGTGCGGCCAGTGCTCAGTGCGCCACTACAGGCCTGAATACCGACCTTCGGCGATGCCGAGTGGCGCCAGTAGTACTCCCACGTGCCGGAGTGAACATTCGCACCATGCCCGGTGATAGCGCTGCCTGTGTTTGAATCAGCCGGGCTAGTTATCAAAAACACCGTCGTCGCCGACGCGGCACCTAAGTGCCGACCGCTGCCACCCTCGGTGTTCATCCCATAGCCGCCCACACCTGGGCTCGTCGAGGCGTAAGGTGGAGCATGAAGCGGGAAAATCAGTCCCGTGCCCGGGTTCGCTGCCTGAGTCGTCGCACTGGCCGTCGTGCTCGGTGAGCTGACATTTGCATTGCCGTCAAATGCCACGACCCGATAGAAATACGTCGTGCCCGCGGCAAGCCCGGAATCGTCGTAGCTCAGCGACGCAACCGAAAGATCCGATCCGATCTGCGCATAGGTGCCGCCGCTCGTTAGCGAGCGCAACACTCGATAGCCCGCAAGGCCAGAGCCGCCCGTGTCAGTCGACGGCAGCCATGTAATGCGGATAGCCGATTGCGACAGCGCCGCCGCGAGCACTGAGCCCGGAGCGGAGGGCGGCGTCGTATCTGGATCGAATACGACGCGCGAGAGCGTGCCCATTCACACGCGCTTGGCGCGGAACCGGGCGGTACGCCGCCAAGTGGTAGATTGCTTCGCATGCAAGCCGGCAACAATGCTCGCGATGACTCGATCACGACCGACAGTATCAAGCACTGATAGTCGCGCGGATACTTCCGGTGACAGCCAGACGCCATCCCATTGGTTCTTCTGCCAGCTGTAGCGTGCTCTCGGCTTCATTGCACGACCTTGCTGACGACGTTGGAATTGACGCTCTCCGTCCCGCCGCTGGTGTACGCACGCACTGCGAAGTAATAGGTGCCCGGCGTCAGATTGCTGATCACGTAGTTGGACAAGCCCACGTTCGCGACCTGGATCGTCTGCGTTAGCGCCTGCTCAGTCGTACCGTAGGAGATGCGATATCCGGCTAGATTGCCGAGCGATGTGCCGTCGGTGTTACGGGTCGGCGGCGTCCACGACAGCGTGGCCGAGAGTCCGCACGGGCGCGTCTCAGTCGTCGATTCGGTCAGCGCCGGGCAAGCCGTGCCGCCATTCGCGGGCTGCGCGGTGATCGTTCGTGAGCGTGTCAGCGTTCGGGATTGCTGGCCACTGGTGCATGTCGTCCAGGCCGGATCTGACCAGGCGCTCCACGCACTGACGGCGCAGTTGACCGGTACCGGCGCTGGGTTCGCCACGAAGTAGGCCGTGATCGCATTGTCTTTCCGGCAAACGTATCGAGCCGTGCCGCTCGTCCTGGTGCGAGCGTCGACCGCGATCAGGCCGGTATCGGGATTGTCACGAGCGTCCACGCACGCCTGCTCGGTCGCAAACGTGCGCACCGTGGATCCGGATCGCAGGAGCGAGTAAGTGACGACGGCATTTGCCCGTGGCGTGCGCTCAGCCGCATACACCGCCCCCACGACGATCAGGCACAGGCCGACCGCCTTGATGGCAGCTGTGAGGTTGAGAGGCATTCGGGCTCCAGAACGAAAAAGCCCCGCGCTAGGCAGGGCTTCATCATGGGATGGATACAACTACATCGATCGTCGGCTATATAGGATTCAACATCAAGTTAACTTTGAATCTCACGGGTAGAGTCGAGCGTACACGTACCACTGCGCGCTCTCCAACCGAGTCCGGAACGTACTCGTGCTCATCGCAAGCGACTGCGCCATCGCTTCGAACGACGGCTCGTTCCCGGCATCGTTCAGCGCGGGCTGGTACTTCGTTACGATCACCTCACCGAGCTCGATCGGCATCTGCTCGACGATCCGTTGAATCGTTTCAACGTGAGCTGGCACGGGGTTCTCGATCCGAACGTTGGTGTCTTGCGGGATGCCGAGCTTTCCATACAGCGACGACTTCACGAATGGAGACTGCTTGGGATAGCCGTTCGGTCCCGACCTGTCCTTACGCTGCCAGTTGCCCCAGATCGTTAGCAGGGCGTGAACCTCGGCCGGAACGCCATTGCGTCGTGTTGATGTCATGACTGCACTCATAGGGCAATTTCCCTCATTGTCACCAAAAGTGATCCATCCTTCTCCACCTGCCCGCGAGTGACATGCAGGTCATCGATATCGCCGTCGTCCTCAATCAGTCCGCAATGCTTCAGGGCATCCAGCGAACTCTTGAGAAGATTGTCGAGATCGCGCCGACGACGATCTGGCGGATTGGCCCAAATGACCACGGCGAGCTTTCCACGCAGTGCACGTTTCGGAACTCGCTGCTCGAGCACGTCTTTGGCACAGTTCGTTCGGTAGGCCCGGCCTTCCTCGGAAATGAGCACGCGTCCAGCACTCGGCCCTTTCGAGATGTGGCGCCAATAGTGGTTGACGCTCGGCGGGAATGGCAGCCTGAATTGCAGCATGGTCATTGCCCATCCCTCGGAGGTTGGGATGCTCGCGCGTCCATCTGGTCAAGCATCCAAACGACCATGTCGGCGTGATCTGGCCAAGTTAGGTCGTTGCCAGGGTGCGCTTCCTGCCATCGTTTGATGGCTCGCATATCAGCCTTCCACCGAAGATCGAAGGTAGCTTCCAGTTCTTCAATGCGCTCGGCGGCCCACTCAGCAAGGAAGGCCGTGTCTGGTGCGTTGACACGCATACGCGCGGCAACCCGCTTGAGCACATCCAAGGACGGCTCCGGCATTTCTTCTTCAGTCAGAGCCGGGGGCGGCTCTGCAGCTGGCTGGATGTTCCCAAGCTCATGCAGGTAATCGAAAGCCGCCTCGGCTTCGTCTGCTGTCTCAAATGCCACAGTTGCGCGATTGTCGTCCTGAACGATGACCGCCTTGTTCCATAAAGCCCGCATTGCGGACGGCTCGGGTGCGGCTCGCTCTTCCAAAAGGGCGAGATACTTGTCTCGCATCTCGGCGGCGCGAGCCTTTACGGCACCAAGCTCCCGCTCCAGGCGCTCAAGCTCTTTGTCCGCATCCTCAACGATGCTTCGACATTCGTAGTACCAGCCGATGCCCCTTGGGATCGCGCCAGTCACATCGTTCCACTCGTCGAATTCCTTGACGGCGGAGAACTGCTTCTTCGACGGGACTGGGTCGGTCATGTGAACGCCCTCAACTCCGTCGAGCCTTTCACGTACAGCGGATGCCGCGGCGCTCGGCCTTTGGTGAGACCGAGATGCCACAAGCCGCCCGGGCATTGCAGAAACGATGGAATGTGTGTTCCGCCGTGCACGCCCCATGCACACACAACAAGAGCTGATTCGTGACACATTGCCAGTACGTGACGGGAGTTGTCTGGGCCACGTGCCTGCTCAGCCCCCACATCGGCAAGGATGCTTGGGTCAGTCGAGCGAATCGCAAAGATGTTGCCGACCCACATTGCGCCGTATCCCCACGCCTTGCTGAAGGCCATGCAGCGACGGATGGTTGGATCGTCGATCGATGCGTCGGCCGTGCTCGGGTTCAGCATCACCCACAACACTGGCATGCGCTCAGACTTCGCCCATTCCCGATAGAGCCGGTAGCGATAGCGCCCGCACTCAGAAATCACAGCGCGGCGAACTAGCTCTTTTGTCGGCGCTTGCTCGCTCATCGCGCACCACGCTTCGAAATAACTCGGTCAACATGCGCTCTGAATTCTGTGATCTCAGTCATCGTTAGCCGCCGAGCTGTACCGCCGCAGATGCGCACGTACTTGCACCCTTCGTACTTGTTACGACGGTTTCTGTTGGATGTGAGACCAGCGTAGTGGTTGATACGGCTACTCATGTTCGCTCCCAAAGTTTGCGGTAGCCCTTCATGCACTCCTCCCCGAAGAGGAGCCCTGAAATACGGTCTTCCCTACCACAGCGGCAACGAACCCGTGACGCTTCAGCGCTTGATGGGCGCCGCTCAGGCTGACTCCCAGGCGCGTCGCGATTTGAACTGGGCTTAGACCTTTTGCGCATAGCTCACGGAGCCGAGTTGGATCAATCTTCATGTGTGTAAGCCTCGCGAGGCAGATACTGCGTCGGCCGCTGGTCGAACTGATCAAGCTTGAATTGGCGGATGTTTCGGTTGAACCAGCCATCGATGTCGCCGATGAACCCGCTTCCGTAACGCTGCTTGCGAATTGCGAGTCGCATGCCAGAGACCTGATCACCAAACTGCGCGCTGCTGCCACGCCGAATGAAACCCACATTGTGAGCAAGACGGGCGTAGTCCGCTCCGCCTGCCACGTCGTTGAGATCGGCCTCTTGGTCCACGCTCTGCGCCTTGCGCGGGTGCGCCACGAGGTGCAGGTGAATGTTTGATTCGATGGTCATCGCGTTCATCAGGTTTGCGAACCGACGGTGCCCCTCCCAGTCCTGGCTGTTGATGTCGAGGCACATCAGCGAATCGACGAACGCCTGCGTCACCGCGTTCTTTGCGGCGAGGGCCTGAATGGTCCCGAATATTTCTTTGTGACAGGCTGATCCCGTAATGCCCCACACCTTGAGCCGCTCGCCGTAATAGTCGATGAACCACTGCAGTTGGTGCACAGTGGGCATCTCCCGACCAAAGCAAACGCCGGCCAGTTGCACGATGACATCCGCTGGATGCTCTTCCAGGGATGCCACGAACACGAGTTCTTCAGCGTTGAGCAAATGGCAGATCAGTTGGCGCAATGCTGTCGTCTTGCCGGCACCAGGGTAGCCCGACCAGATCGTGTAGCCCTTCCGGTAAAACTTCAGCTTGTGGCCCTGCGGATCGAACGGCGATGTTGCGAAGTTCTCACGAGCTTTCGTGAACTGTGCAAGCAGTTCGCGCGCATCGGCCTTCGCCAGATCGAACAGCGTTTGCCGCGGTTCGTGAAAGTCGCCGATGTCCGTCACCAGCATGCTGCCGATTCGGCGCGCACGAGCGGCGTCCAGTTTTGCGATCGATGCGTCGGTGGCGTTATGCATGGGCGTGGATGTACTCGCAGGCGTCAGCAATCCGCTCAGCAGCGACAAACAGCCGCTGTCGGTCTACAGGCTTTCCCTCGGCCGCATCCGCCGAAGAGATCGCAACGATGGCAGCCTCACGACGCAAGGCTCGAAGTGCATCGGTCGCGCTGAATGGCTGCCTCACTGCCGGTAGGTGTTGGGCGAGTGGAGCTGGAAACAAATCAGCTGTCTCCAGGCCGATTGCTGCCATCACGTCAGCAGCTCCGCAGCCCGAAAAGCAGTGGATCAGAATTCGCCCATCGTCGAGGCCCCGAACCGTGAGGCTCGGTGTGCGGTCCTTGTGCGCCGGGCAGCACGCGATCCAGGAATCACGCGATGTGCGCTTGGCCTTTTCCAGCCGAGCAACGAGGTCGTTTACATCCATTTCGTTTGCGCCAACTTGGGATATTGGTTACTCGACCAGTGGCCCGAATTCGGCGCCCACTGACGCACGAGCGTTTGCCAGTGCTGTTCCCAATCCACGTACTCCCAGCCTTTCGCCTTCGAGGTGCTCCGGAAGTACTCCATCAACGCGATGGGATCGACTTGCGGTAGGTGCTTCTCAGCGTAGGACTGACGCTCGGGTGTGAGCTTGAAATCCTCGGGGATCGGGGTCTTTGGCGGTTTCCGCTTGCGTGCGGTATCTGCTCTACTCTTCTCTTCTCTACTCTCCTCTGAGGAGCGTTTTGTATCAGATGCTAGCGTTGTGCTAGCAAGCGCTAGCGGGACAACATTTTCTTTAATGATTTCAATGAAGTCACAATCGAAGAGCGGTTGCAGGTCCGGAGTGGTCTTCAGGTAGGCCACACGCTGGATGTAGGCAGGGTCTAGCGGGATCTTGTTGTCCGTACCGGCTGCTAGCAACATGCAAGCAACTGCTAGCGCCTTCTTGTCGTCGTCCAGCATCACCCAGGTTTGGCTGGTCAATAGCTCACGATGCAACTTGATCCAGGGTGGCGATCGGTCCTTGTAGTGCTGATGAACTTCCCAGTTCTTTATGCGGAAATAGTTCATCGAAGCCCCTGCTCACGTTCCATCTCCGCCACCCGGGCCGGCGAGCGCTGAGCAATGAGCCGCTTCATCTCATCCCACGCCGCCTCGTGCTCGGCCGGCGTGATCGCGGTGACGAGCAGCCCGTGCTGGAAGTCGATCTGACGTTCCAGCTCGGCGTCGAAGTCTTTTGCCTCGGGGTTGATCACGCTGCTTTCCGCTTCCCTTCGACGAGCCAGTAGTGCTTGATGCGAGCGCCGTTGCGAGTCGTCACGAAGCCATCCGCGATCCGGTGGTGCTTGCGTAGCTCCGAAATTCGAGCCCACGGATTGTTGATGTAGAGCCTGTCGAAGATGTCACGCATCGTGAGGTATCGACGGCGCTTGAACTCCGCCAGTAGCCGCTCGTTCTGAGTGTCGCGACAGCTCATGACCTCACCTCGAAATAAAAAAGCCGCTGACCTGAGCCAGCGGCACAAGCCACGCCAGGGGGAGTTAGGCGCGGGGTCGGAATCATTTCGCGACCCTCAGCTTGGTCTGGGATCGCAGCTGCTCAGCGCGTTCCATGCGCTTCGTCAGTGCCTTCAGCAGTTCGTTGTTCTCGCGCTCGATGCGCTGGATCTCGTCTTCTGGCTCGATCCATGTGACGACATAGCCGAGCTGTTGCGCTTCGTAGGTGATGGTTGCGGTGGATCCGGCTTCGAAGGCCAAGCGCTTGATCTGCATCACCTCATCCGGGCAGAGCTTCTGTGCCTGCTCGGGGTTCACTGCGTTACGCAGCTTCGTTGCGGCCGTTGTTGGGCTCTCGGCTGGCCAAAGCTTGCCGGCTACGACCTTGAATCCGCCTGCCGCGGCGATGTCTGCGCCGAGTGCATCGAAGATCGTGTCGTGGAACAGAACCGATTGATTCATTGGGTTATGCGCCCTTATGCGCCGCGCATACGAACAAATATTGCCCTTCAGGCGTAATGGACTCACTCAACGAGAGCAAGTCACGGAGCGCCGAAGCGATGGAAACAAAGATGAATTTCAAAGTGCGAAACGCGTCACGCGCGTTCAGCAACTGGAGACACGTCTGTGACGTGCTTATTGCCGAAAATTCATCACAACTTTTTGTGACGCCATTGGTGGATGTCGGCGCAATTGACAGCGCAACAGCCCTGCGTAGTTTTGGAAGTAGACAGCGAGCGATACTTACGCATACTCCCGCTGAACATATTTTATTCAGCGGGGATGGAACAAATGAAGAACGGACGTTCTCAGGCACGTTTACGGCTCGTAGTAGACAACACCGGATCTCGCCCCCCACGTCGCAGGTATTCCCAATCGACATCTGGCCGAAGGGACTCGCAAGGCACCTTGCCTTTGGACTCGCGATCCAGTCCGATGGCAATTGATTCGCCGAGCTTGAATGACTCGTCACGGGACGCGACAGACAGTGCCTTGCGCAAATACCCGATGGTCGTACCGGACCGCTCGGCATACTTGGCTTGCTCACAGGGTGAGAGGGTCTTCAAGAACTCGCGAAGCTTCTCCATGACACCCATATTACCCGTGGGTCATAATACGTCAATACCCGGAGGCCATTTACCTGGAGGTATTGGGTTTTATGCTGGTGACATGGATGTCCAACAGACACGCAAGCGCAGGCTGCAGCAGCTCGTCGAGGAGTACGGGACTCAAACCGCGCTCGCCGAGAAGGTCGGCGTCGAGCAGAACTACATCAGCCGAGCGCTCAAAGGCGCCAAGCGCATCGGTGAAGACTTCGCCGCGCGCCTCGAGGCGGCGACCGACAAGCCTGCTGGATGGCTGAGTCGGATGGAGAAAACCGGCACGGATTGGCCATTCGAATTCGATCGCCGGCACTGGGATACGCTGCCCCCTGAAGAGAGGGCGGCGCTTGAGCGATCGTTCCGCCAGATGGTGCTCGGAGCCGCTGCCGACGTTTCTGAACGACGAGGCAAGAAACGCGCATAAGTGGTTAATTCCAAAACCACGTATCAATAACCCGGCTTTGGCCGGGTTTTGTTTTGCCAAAATTATTACCTTGGGGTATTGACATCGCGTTACCCCCGGGTAATATGGCGCCCATGCCGAACAACCCAGCCACCGCCGCCCTCTCCGCCAAAGAGCGTGCGCTTCACGACGAAGCCGCCCTGCTCGCCTGGCGCCAGTGCCTCAGTGAGAACGGCCTGCAGGGCGCTATGGGATGCGCCCACCTGGCTTGGGATGCGGCCGACGAATTCATAGAGCAGCGCCGCCAGCGCACCGGGAGACAGCCATGAGCGAGCAACCAAAAATCCAGGCGCACGCGGCCATCACTCCCTTGTTCGATGCGGACAGCCCAAACGCTGTCTACATCAGCACCGGGCGCGCGCTCATCAGCATGACGATCGCCGAGGCGCGCGAGCTGTCGCTGGCACTGGCTCGCGCGGCCGACGACGCCGAGATGAAGTTGCCGAAGTAATCAACGCACAGATCGGGAGAAGAACATGAGCGATCCGAGAAAACGAACGACCACTGCCGAAGCAGATTGCGAAACGGCTGCCGAGCGCGAAGCCGCTGAATATGACGATGCCGCCGACGACGCCGATCGAGAGATGTTCGGCGACGAAGTCAGCGACTACGGCCTCGGCGACATCGGCAACAAGTAGTCATCGCACAAATCAGGAACAAGTCTCGTGAGAGAAGTAATCGACGTCATCCGGCAAGAACGCATCACCTCTGTGGTGGAGATCAAAGAGGCGTTCGAGTTTCGCAAGGACCGACCTGCGCACTGGCTGCAAAAGCTGTGTATCTGGACGCTCCGTAAGCTCGGCGCATTCCATCACGGCGAAGTGGTGACATTTGAGCGCCACGTGATTGGCAAGAACGGTCGACGGTTCATGGACCGCTTGTTTGAGCAGCGGCGCAACCTTCTCAATGGATTCGACCGTGAGCCCACTCGACTTCTGATCGGTGCAGACGACTACGCCGAGCTGATGCAGGAAGCCACGCGGGAGCACTTCCACTTCGATGCGGAATACATGCGCGGAAACGGAGACCGCTATCCCAAGGTCTGCGGCCTGCGGGTCGAAGTGATCCCCTGGATGCGTGGCGTCCTCGTCATGCCGAACAACTCCTAGAGCGAGACCGAACGATGCGCACCATACACAAGTTTCCGCTTTACCGGATCGGTCAAGTCAATGAAGTGCAACTGGCGCGGGATGCAATCCCTCGCCGCGTGGCAATGCAGTCAGGTGTTCTTTGTATGTGGGCTGAACTCGATACAGATGTTCCGGCAAAGACCCGGCGCTTCTCAGTCGTTGGTACTGGCCATCCGATAGCAGAGAACGGCCACTACATCGGTACGTGCGACGACGGTCCCTTCGTGTGGCACGTGCTCGAACTGATCTGACTCTTCGCACCCTCAGGAATCAGCTCATGTGTAACTGCATCGAAGAAGCAAACAAAGCGCTCGCCGAGCACAACACGGCAATTGCGCCGGCAATGACAGTGAACACCGAAACAATGAAGACCGGTGTTCGGATCACGATCCCGACTAAAAAGGTCAGCAGCAAGGGCAAGCGCCCGATGACTGTGTTCGCGACCTACTGCCCTTTGTGCGGCGTGAAGATCGACGAATAGTCACATCCCACGAACTGACCTAACGCACATGAGCACACGCACGAAACATATCGAATTGGTCGAGGCCGTGAACAACGCCACGACGCAGGACGAACACGACCGCGCCGAGGCAGTGCTTCGCGGTTTTCGCTTGGCGCTCGATGAGCACTATGACGGCTTCAGTCTGATGGACTGCGACCGCCACTACTTGGAACAGGGCATCGACCGTCCAATGTGCTGCGGCGTCTTCCTCGATTGGAAGCCGGCTACCTAAGTCTGGAGAAAGATTGTGGTCGCCAACAGTTACAGCGAAGCGAACGATTACTTCCGCGAGCTGATCGCCTGGGAAACTGAGGGCGAGCGCACGCCGATTCAAACTGACCCGTCGCCCGAGGCGATGGACATCTACACACCCGCATTACTTCGCAAACAGGCCGCGTAATGGACATGATGACTCACACGATGCTTGGCATCGATCGCATTCTCAACGGTTCCTCGAAGGGCTCGCAGCAACCCATGCCCGGTAGTCCCGCGCTAGTAGAAGGGCCCTCCCCCACCGCCGACGCCAGGACTGCAGGCGTCGGCATTCCATATCCAGTGACCTGCCGGGCGCGCTACTACGACGCGGCGAGCCGGGTGCTCGAGGACGAGTTGAACTTGTTCTCGCACGACAACGCGAACGAGCTCGGCCAGGTAATCGAGCAGTGGATTGCGAAGAAGCGCGAGAACTGGGAGCCGCGGTGATGGCTGCCAACGACGACAAGTTCCGTGAGGAGCCAAAGGTGCTCACAGCTCGCGATCGTACGGAGGCGCTGCTGATGGCCGAACTGAATGAAGATCGGGCAACACTGCATCTCGGTGAGCCCGGCCTGCAGGCTTTTCTTAAAAGGAATGCCGCATTGTTTAGGAGACTTGCGTCATGAGCACAGCCGCGAAGATCGGACTGGCTCTGCTCATCATCGCGCTCGGCGCAGCAGCGGTGCTGACCGGAATGTTCCTTGGCTACAAGGCGGCACCATGAACTTCAGAGCACCTGCAGACATGTTGGTCCTGTTCCCGAAGCGCGTGCTCGCGGTCTGGGAAGATCTGACGATGCGGAAACGCGACTGGTCGAAGTACGACAGCCCGCCCGACGAAGTTCGGAAGGCGAACGTGGCGAAGTGGAAATTAGATCGAGCGAGGAAAGGACGATGAACGCAGAAGCAACGAAGATCACCGACCACCGCGCGATGACGGTGCTTGCCGAGCAGCCGACATCTTTGCCGACTGTTACGCCGATGGAAATGCTGGCCATCGCAGTCAAGCAAGGCGCGGACCTGGAAAAGATGCGCATGCTGATGGACCTAAAGCGTGAGTGGGAAGCGGATGAGGCGCGCCGCAAGTTCAACGAGGCATTCGCGGCGTTCAAGTCCGAGGCCATCACGATTGTGAAGGGCACCACGATTAAAGATGGCCCCCTGAAGGGCAAGAAGCACGCTGATCTGTTCGATGTTGTTGGTGCAGTCACGCCAAGGCTTTCGGCACATGGTCTGTCGATCGCGTGGAAGCTCACCAAAGACGACAAGGATTGGATGGAGGTGACCTGCACGCTGCGCCATGCAGCGGGACACTCCGAGATCGTGTCTATGGGTGGAGGTCCTGATATGGGGCCTGGTCGCAACGCCATCCAGGCGCGCGGGAGCACGAAGACCTATCTGGAGCGATACACGGCTACCGCGATTCTCGGGCTGGCTGCCACAGACGGTGACGATGACGGCAATGGCGCTGGCAGGAATGCCCAGCCGGAAGTCGTTGCCCCGGCCGGTTACGATAAGTGGCGAGCTGACATGAAAGCGCTGGCCGACGAAGGCACCGAGCGTCTGCAAGACGCTTGGAAGAAATCCAACGAAGAATTCCGCCGTCACGCCGTCGATCATGACGAGTCATGGTGGAAGGAGACGAAGCGCAATGCTGCCAAGGTGAAGTCATGACACGCTTCACGATCATCGATTGCGAACAGCGAACGCCGGAATGGTTCGCAGCCCGCGCTGGCCGGCTCACTGGCTCAGCCGCTGCCGACATGATGCGCAAGATAAAGTCAGGCGACTGGGCGGCATCGAGGAAACATCTGCGCATGCGCCTCGGGCTCGAGCGCATCACTGGCCAGCCACAAGAGCGGGCATTCACGACTGCCGCCGTAGATCACGGGCGTGAGAAAGAACCATTCGCCGCTGCGCGCTATGAGGCGGAGGCAGGCTGCATTCTTGAGCCGCTGGGCTTCCTTTCGATGGGGCCGATCATGGCCGGCTGCTCGCTCGACTCGTTTATCCACGGACGAAAGGGCATCGTCGAGATTAAGTGCCCTGAGTCGGCCACGCACTATGAATATCTGAAGTCACGGGAAATCCCCTCCGACTACCGCTGGCAGTGCATCCACAACCTGTGGGTGACTGGCGCGGAGTTCGCCGACTTCATCAGCTTCGATGACCGCTTCCCCGATGACCTGCAGTACCTCTGCGTCAGGCTGGAGCGCAAAGAGCGCGAGATCGATGCGTATGACGCCGAGGTGAGCAAGTTCCTGGCCGAAGTCGCTGTCGAAGTTAACGAGATTAACAAACTGAGGATTGCCGCGTGACCGAGCAAACCACCGCGCTGACTGTCGTCGAGCGAGCGCAAAAAGCTCTCGTTATCAAGCAGACGGAAGATGACCTGAAAGCCCTTGCCGCCAAGACGGCGGACATTACAACGATCACCAATGCTGATGGCCGTCAGCAGGTGCACGCGGCATACATGGTGCTGAAGAACGAACGCATTGATATTCAGAAGCGCGGCAAGGAAGCGCGTGACGAGGCGACGAAGTTCAGCAAAGCGGTGATTGCCGAAGAAGACCGAATCATTGGGATTATCTCTCCCGAAGAGGACCGGCTGCAGAAGCTGCGTGACGATTGGGATGACGCCCGCGAGGCTGAGAAGCAGGCCAAGATCGCGGCCGAGCAGAGGCGCGTCGCGGACCTGCAAGAGCGCGTGGCCGAGTTGCGCGCCAATCGGATGCTCTCCCCTACCTTGGGATCTGACCTGATAGCCGAGCACATCAGCGACTTGGAAGGCAGCGCCGTAGACGATTCGTTCGAAGATTTCCGCGAGCAAGCCGAACTGGCCAAGGCCGATGGATTGAAGTGGTTGCGCGACCTACATGCCGCCGCTGTTGCTCATGAGGCCGAGCAGGCGCGCATCAAGGCCGAGCGGGAAGAACTCGCCAGACTCCGCTCCGAGCAGGCCGAACGTGACCGCCTAGCCGAGATCGAGCGCAAGGCGCTGGCTGACAAGCAGGCTGCGGAAGCTGCTGCTGAGCGCGCCCGCATTGCTGAAGAGGAGCGCCAGGCAAAGGCCGCTCGCGATGCTGAGTCCGCCAAACATGCGGAAGAATTACGAGTGATGCGCGTTGCTCAACAACAAGCAGCCGAGGCCGAACGCAAGCGCATCGCCGAAGAGGAAGCCTCTGCCAAGGCCCTTCGTGATGCCGAAGCAAAGAAGCTGGCCGACGAGCGCGCGGAGTTCGAGCGCCAACAGGCCGAAGCGCGCCGGGTCAAAGAGGAACAGGAACGCGTACAGCGCGAGCAAGCCCGCCTCGCTTCCATCAAGAAGCCTGCCGATGACGAACTGCTGGGCGTACTCGCGAAGCACTACAACGTGCCGGCGACAAAGGTTGTTGAGTGGATTCTTGCGATGGACCTGTCGAAGGACATCGCCGCATGAGCGCGCGCAAGTGGCCCATCTACTCGATGGAAGTCGGCAAGGACTTCGTTGCCGTGAAGCCGCCGCGACGTTTCAAGACGTCTGTCTATCGTTACGGCACATCCGCCGGCAAGAAATTCTCAATCGAGCGGCTGGACAAGTCCAAGCCGGACACTGACCTGCGTGTTACGAGGGTGGCATGAAAGAGCAAACGTTCATTCTGCACCGAGGGGTGCGCAATTTCACCAAGTTGATGGCGTTCCTGTCGGTCTTGGATGTCACCAAGGAATTCCAGGTCACGATAGGCCCAGCGAAGAAAGAGCGCAGCAACCAGCAGAACAAGGCGCTGTGGGGATGCGCATACGAGCATATCCGCAAGGCGACCGGCAATGACAAAGACGACCTGCATGAAATGTTTTGCGGGGAGTTTTTCGGCTGGGAAGTTTGCGAGGTGATGGGACAGAAGAAGAAGCATCCGAAGCGCACCACAACGACCGGGTACGACGGGAAGCGTAACGTGATATCGGCGCACGAGCTGCAGGACTTCTATGCATTTATCCAGCAGCGCGCGGCTGAGTATTCGGTGTATGTCCCCGATCCCGACCCGATGTGGTGGAGCTATGACAAAGCTGCGTGAACTCGCTCGTGGACAGAGCTGCATGGTCCGCATTCCAGGCGTGTGCAACTGGAACACGGAAACCACCGTGCTCGCACATATTCGACGGCCAGGCAATGCCGGCGTCGCGCTCAAGCCGAGCGACCTGTGCGGTGTGTGGGCCTGCAGCTCTTGCCATGACGAGATCGACCGGCGCACGCAGAAGATCTCGGCCGAAGAGATACCGTCCTATGTGCTGGACGCTCTGGTGCGACAGCTGGATTGGTACGCACGGAAAGAAGTAGTGATAGCGGTGCTCACATGAGTCCGATTAACTGTGGTTCCGATGCCCATTTATTAGGTGTTGTGCCGGAATGCTCAGCGCAAAATTGCGCGCATGAACACAACACCGGCCGTCACCGTCAACGATATCTTGGACCGATTCGAATCGGAGTACATCCCTCACGAGCTCAGCGAGCGAACGCAGAGAGATTATGCCCGGCACATACGCGACCTGAGGCGATGGTTTGGCGATCGAATAGCGGACGAGATGAAACCACGGGACTTCGCGGAGTTCATGAACGTTCGCAAGGGCCGGATTCAGCGGAACAAGCAGCTGGCCGTCCTGTCATGCGCCTTCACGCAGGCGGTGGGCAGCTGGTATCTGATAGATCGGAATGTCTGCCGGGACGTAAAGCGCCACCGGTCCAGGCCGCGCGATCGCGAAGTGACCGACGCCGAGTTCGCGGGTTTCATGGCTACTGTTCCGTACAAAATGACGCTGGCCATGCAGCTGTCGGTGCTCACCGGTCAGCGTCAGGGCGACATCCTATCGTTGCTTTGGTCCCAGGTGGACCGGGAGCAAGGAAAGATTCGCTTTCGTCAAGCAAAGACAGGCAAGCGCCTGGCTGTACGTATCACGCCGGTCCTAGACGCCCTACTCCTAGAATGCATGGATATGGCGCCAGCCGGCCAGCATGTGATCCGTCGACGAGACGGGGAGCGTTATACATCGGACGGCTTCCGAGCCATATGGCAGCGCTATATGCGCCGCTGGAAAGCACTCGGCAACGAGCGCTTCACTTATCACGATCTGCGTGCTCGAGCAGCTGCCAAGTGCAAATCAGTCGAGGAAGCAATGCTGCTCCTCGGTCATCAGAATATTTCGATGACTCGCCGCGTTTACGACCGCAGCGAGCGCACTGTCGAACCGACGATGTAAAGAGTTCTCGCCGAGCAATCGGCCGTCCGAGACACGAAAGTTTGCGTGGACGAAACGGGCCAGACTCTCAAAAACCGTTATTCCGGGCGCTGCTGTCCCAATTGCATCCCGGTCGTGAAGGAAACCTTGCAGCAATGCAGGGGCTGGAAAGACCTCCAGAGGGGCCCCGAGTACCACGGGCATAGATCCGGATGGGAAAGGGGTTAAAAGTTAAATGTTAGAGAGCAACTCCGTGAATGAGCAACGCACACCCGAAGATAAAGTCGCCGCCTGCAAGCGCTGCAATGGCGAAGCGACCAATGACAACATCTATAGCTATGGTCGGCATGTTGGGTTTCGCGTCTTCTGTGAGGACTGCGACAACCATGGACCCTTAGCGCCAATCAAGCTTGCTGCAGTTCGTGCTTGGAATACGGAGCAAGCAGCATGAGCGGCCCTACTTCACTTCCCTCGGAGGAGAAGGTGACGACGTCACCGGTGAACCTGTTGACTGAGGCGTTTCTCGAAATGGATCACGCCCGCATGTTCATCAGGACGCGAGAGAAGATGCACCCGGATGGCGTGCATCAGTTCGACAAGATATGGGCAAAGGTCCGGCGCTTTCTGGAGCAGCAGTAATGAGCGATGTCACAGTCCCCAAAGAAGAGAAGCTTCAGGAAGCAAACGAGTTGCTTGATGCGCTCATGGACTTCGCTTACGAGCGTGGATTCCACGAGTGTGGCTACAACCCGGCAAAGGTCCTGAACGATGAGATAACCGACCTGCGCGCCTCCCTGCGCCGCGAGGAGAACGCGCGAGAGATCACGGCAAGGGAAAACCAACGTCTGCGCGATCTTTCCAAAACTCCAGGATGCAGCCCAGGACCAAAAGAACTGCTGCACCAGGGCCACATCTACATTCGGGAAGACATCCGATGACAAAGGAGCGGTGCGAAGGCACTCCGAGGCACTCGTGGAAAGTCTGGTGGACCCGCCGGCTGAAAAAGATCGGCGGACCGAACGACGGCAAGTTTATGCCATACGAGTGGCTCACCTGCAGAAACTGCCAGGCTATCAAGGGGAGATGGAAACGATGAACGAGCAAGCGCCATCGAAGGAGTTCGATCTTTCAGTCGAGCAAGACGCTCGTGCCCACGAACTGTGGGATAACCTCAATGACGACGATGACACTTATGCCATCGCCCAGGAAGTTATCTACCTTCGCGACAAGCTGGCCGCACAGTCAGCCCACGAACCGCCGGCGAGTCTGTGGGGCGATGGTACTCGCGAGATGCTGATCCAGTTGCGAGACTGGCTGAAGTCAAAGATGCCCTGCCCGGCCGGTGATTGCTGCAACGAGCTTCGTGGTTGGGTCGAGAAGGTTGACCAGCACATAACGTTCCATGCTCCGGCTGCATCAGCCCCACCGCCAGGGCCTGACCTCCAGCGTATTGCTAAAGCGGCTGCGGACATCATTCGTCGCGAGGCTGACTGCGGCGTGCCGGCCGAGTACGAGCGTGAGTTCGACGCATTGCGCGATGCTCTCATGCCCCCGCGAGCTACCGCAACGAAGCTCCCTGAGCCTTGCGGTCGCTGCGGTGGCAGCGGGAGGCTCACGATCTTCGACACGCCCATGTATATCGGCCAGATATGCGCACCAATCGGCGATGAGCCCTGCCCTGCCTGCTCATCCGAGGGAGAGGCGCATGAGTAAGGCACACGACGATTTCAACCGGCTGGCATCGCGCTATCCGCCGCAGAAAGGCACCTGGACGCTGATCGCGCCGGACGGCCGCAAATGGGAAGCGGACAGCCCGCTTGCCGTGGTAGGTGTCGAGCAGCGCGAACGCATTCCGCCGTCGCTGGCCTTGGAACGCATCTATCGCGCGCTACAGGATGAAACCTCATCGCAGGAAACGGTCCCTGCTCCGGAGGCGTCGTTCGTCGAGACATTTAGACAGTCGCCGCGACGTGTCTGCGAGCACCGCAACCGATCAGCCGACGGCGTTTGCCTCGACTGCCACGTAGTTCTCTGAGAACCGGAGCGTGACATGTACCGATTCGCACGATTTATAGGTGGCCTGGTGAAGCTCTGGCGTCTCGGATATCGGGATGGCTTCGACAGCACGAGACCACCGCAGCGTCGATGAGTGCAGCAGACTTCAAATTGGAGGCGGTGACGCGATCGACGATCGGCGGAACGGGCAACTCGTCCGTGATCAACGCCGGACGAGCTCGCAACAACGGCCGATACAACGGCGACGGCCGCCACTGGGCCACACCGCCGGAAGTGTTTGAGCCGCTGCATGCCGAGTTTGATTTCACGCTGGACCCGTGCGCGTCGCCTGAGACCGCGAAGTGCGCGAAGTTTTACACCGAGGCTGATGATGGCCTGGCCCAAGACTGGAGCGGCGAGCGTGTGTTCATGAATCCGCCGTATGGGAAAGAGGCCTACGCCTGGACGCGTAAAGCCCGCGAGGAGGCGAAGCGCGGCGCGCTGGTGGTCGGCCTGCTACCGGCCAGTTGTGACCTGAAATGGTGGCACGAGGATGTGGTAGGCCATGCGGAGGTGCGTTACCTCCGCGGGCGCGTGCGGTTCCTGACAAACGGCCCATATCGCTCGAGCGGATTCTTCGCGTCAGTCGTCGTGATCTGGCGCCCGGGCATGTGCCCGCACTGCCGCCGAACATCTCATAGTTGAAGCCCTGAGCATGAGCAAAGCAAACAGATACGACGAGTTCACGATCCAGGAACAGGAGCACGGACCGCCGCTGGTTCTCGACCGGAATGGACGTGAGCGACCATCAACTAAGGTCGAGCGCGCGCTGTGGGAGATTCTGAACCGTGACGACGACAAAGCGCGCGTAGCCATACTGAAGGCCCGCATTGCGGATCTTGAGGAAGAACTCAAGCAGCGTGAGGCCCAATTGCGCGCCGTGCTCGACCTACAGCGAACAGATCACTAATGGAGAGCGTGACGAAATGAAACGAACATTTGCAAGAGACGTGTACGGCTTCTACATCCTGCCGTTGATCGCCTACAGCAACACTCCGCGTGAGGGCCGCTGCGTTTGGCTCGGCATTGGACCATGGCTGTGGTCGTGGGGAACCGGTCCGGGCAAGGAATCAGCTCCATGAAGTGGCTTCAGTTCATCGCCGCCCTGCCATTTCTCGCGATCGGCTTCTTGTTTCAGTGGGCGCGTGACATGTTCGATCGTGGCCGTGCCTATTACGACTGGCTCAGTGCAGAGTGACGGAGGTGTTCCCAATGACCGAACATCTTGAACCGTTCGACTGGTGGCATAGCGGCCGCTTCTGGTACTGCAGCCTGCAGAAGCCGGGCGTCGCTCTAGTGAGCGGTTGCGGAGTTACAAAGGAGCGCGCAATTGCGGACGCGCACAGAGACCTACAGAAACTTGAGGGTAAGCGGCGGCTACGTGGCACGCCCGCTACTCAAAGATGAATTGCAACCCTGACTAGGAGATCAAATGAAATATCGAAAGAAGCCAGTGGTGATCGAAGCTGTGCAATGGACAGGCAAGAACAAACGTGAGATCGCGAACTTCATGCAAGGCTGTATCTCGCAAGGCGGTTCACTGTTCATCTCAACCCTAGAAGGACAGATGACAGCCAGCGTCGGCGACTGGGTCATCAAAGGCGTGAAGGGAGAGTTGTATCCGTGTAAAGACGAGATTTTCAGGATGACTTACGAACCAGCAGATGAGGCCATGTCTTGATGGCGTGGCAATTTGCGCAGCGAACCACACATTTTGTGATCTCGGTTTCGGCTTGCGCGATGCTCTTGGAATTGCACACGTTTAGAGTTTTGCCACTGGTGACATGATCGAAATGAAGGGCGGCAGGATGAAGATTGAATTTACAATCAACACACCCAAGAGCCAACTTGTAGGCGTCGAGCCAACGACGAATTCTGGTCGCTCTCGCGTTGGTCTGTTGGTTAATTCGCTCCCTATATCCAGGGACTGCAAGCCGCGACAGCCGCCATGCCTTGGATTTCCCCGGGTCGTGCGAGCGAATTCGCTTCCGTCGATTCGCGGCAGCGACCTTCTCGGGGTTTCGATCTTTCCAGCGTCGGGAGGCTTCTCTTGCGCGAGCAAGCTTTTCTTTCGCAGTAAACATGCGGGGATTATAGCAATCCCCTGCAAGCCTGACATCTTCGCCGCGACTTACGAGGCCGTATAGTCAAGGTTGACCTAGTTCGATGATCGCCACGTTCGAAGAACTCGCGAAGCTTGCCGGCACAAAGAAGCCGAAGGCTGTCGCTGCCTGGTGCGCCAGGAATCGCATCTTGACGTGGCGCGACACGAAAGGCCGGCCGTGCACTACGTTGACAGCACTCGACCGAGCGTTGCATCGTGGTACGACCGAAAACGAACCTAACTACGAGCCTCCGGAATGGCCTACCTCCAATCCTGCGGCCTCTCAATCCCAGGCGTCACCGAAAAAGACGGCCGGTATTACAAGGTCATCAAGAACAAGTGGCACCCGCTCTCTCGAATCGACGAAGGCGCCAATGCTCTCTACCGGGCTCTCTACGAGCTCGACCCGCTCCGGCCCGGAACGATCGGGGAGCTGATCAACGTGTACCGCGCCGTTGGGATGGATGAGCTTAAGCCCGCCACCCGAGATGATTATCTGAACATCCTGAAACGCCTTGACCATCACTTCGGGAAGATGCGGATCGGCACATTGAAGCCGAACCAGATCGCGCATTTCCTCGAGACCCGGAAGAAACGCGGCAAGGGCGCCACCCGCGCCAATCGTGAGGTGGCGGTCCTGAGCGCCGTCCACAATTTCGGGATGCGCCAGATGTACGTCGAGACGAACCCATGCCGTGAGGTGTCGCGCAACACTGAGCGCCCGAAGCGGAAGGTAGTGAAGGATGCCGATTTCTTAGAGGTCTTTGAGCGCGCCAACGAACCCTTCCAGGACTTGATCGCCGCAGCCTACCTGTCAGGCGTCCGTCAAACGGATGTGATCGCGTGGAAACGCTCCGAGCATCTAACGCCCGAGGGCATTGTGTATGTGCAGAGCAAGACCAAGAAGCCGCACACCGTCTATTGGTCAGACGCTCTTAGGTTCTTCGTACGGCGCGCCATGGAGCGATTTCCAGGGGCCGAGCTTGTGTTCACTAATACGGAAGGGGAAGCTTGGACGACGTCTGCAATCGCGTCCCAGTTGGCCAGGCTTGAGTCTGGATGGTGCTTCAAGGATCTGCGGGCGAAAGCACAGACCGACTCGCCGCATTCGGTTTTGGGTCATGGCGCGGCGCTCGAAGCGATGTACCGGAAGGAACTTCGCACGCGGCCGGTTCGGTAGTTCTTAGAGAGTGGTGAGCGATTCTTAGAGGAAAAATGCAGCGTTTCACGGGAAACAATGGCTCTTCAGACGGACTGTTAATCCGTTGGTCGCTGGTTCGAGTCCGGCCCGGGGAGCCAGCCCTAGCGGCTCCAGTCTCTAAGACCCCGAAGGGAAAGAGCCAAAATTGGCCGCATTTCCTTCGCCCTCTTAGAGGCAATTCGGCGCCAATCTCGCGCCTCTCATCGCACCGCACGAGTCCCTTCCCCGTATGGCAGCCTGAACGGCTACTCCCTACAGTCGCCGCGCGGGAGAACTATTACAACCAGGGAGACGTCACATGACGTGGCTGATCTGGGCGACGGGGATTGTGGGAGCGATTGCGATCGGGTGGCTGGTCTATCGCTTTACCGGGTCGACGGAGCAACGATACTGCGTGGCTTGCAAGGAAACGCGGCCGTGGCATCCGACGAAGGGCTGCTCGGTGTGCCGTACACTTGATTCGGTCTTCTGAACGGAGTTGAGCAGTGACTGAATTGAAGCGCTTCGGCTACGGCATCACTAAGGACGGCTATCCGCACCTTGAGCGCGAGATGTGTCCGTTCACCAAGCTTGAAGAAGCGGAGGAATACGCTATGGCTCTTAACGATTCCGAGTCGCCATTCTTCGATAGCGAGGTACGCTTCAAGGTGGTCGAGCTCTTGATGAGACCCGTTCCTCAGGAGGGAGCGAATGAGCGCATTCCGCGATAGGCAGGCTCGCCGGCGCGGCAACTCAACGGCCTACTGGCTGGGGCTGCCGGCGTTCTTTGATCGTCTGTGGGACTGGCGAGCTCGACGCTCATCCCACAACACAGGGGCGAAACCAGATGAACGCTTGGCTACCGATTGAAAAGGTTGCACTAATCAATGGTCGAGACTACTGCGTTGGTCGAGGGCCGAAAATCCAATCAGACATCGGCACTTGGTACGAATCGACTGGCTGGGCATGCATGGGTGATGAATGGGGCAAGGAACTTCCTGTTTTGTTTATTTTGAACGGAGAGCCGCTGCCAAATACATCCCACGACTAGCGCCTCCGTAGCCTGTATAGATCCCCGACTACGTGTAAAGGGACGTTGTAACTTTAAAATCGCGTAGTAGATTGACCGCTCTTCTGGGAAGTTACAATAAGAAACAGATGAAATGGCTCGCCTATCTGGCGATTGCGGTGTCAATCAGCGGGCTCTGCGCTGCGATTGTTTATGTGCTGTGCAAGGCACCAAATGTTGAGAGATTCTGCGCTATCTGCAAGAAGGCAACGGGGCATTCCGAGCGGGGATGCGAGGCATGTGAGTGGGCAGAGCGGCAGTGGTGATCTAAGGCTCTAGGCCAATAGCTGTAAGGCACTTTCGGTATTGAATCCCCTGCTCTGCCACCTTTGAGATGAATTCAGCGAAGGTTTTGCCCGTCATCGGTACTGGCGGCGGGCAACTCGCCCGGACCAGTGGCGGGATTTCCTGTGATGGCTTCGTTGACGGTGTCGAGCACGCGCTGATCAGCAATGCAGTCGCGGTAGACAGGCTTCTCGCGAATCTCGGTCTCAAGTTTCTGGCGGATCGTGACATTCTTCACCTCGATCTTCGCGATTGCTTCGGCGGCGGCCTGCTGAGATGCATCCCGAGCCGTCCTCGCCACTTCCTCCAACGTCACGCGCTGCGCGATCTCGACTGCCCGGCCATCGCTCCTGCCCTTCACGTAGGAGCCCGCGAGACCGCCTGCGATCGCAACTCCAAGGATGGCGTACACCCATAAACTAGGCGCCAGCATCGGGAGGCTGCTTATCACGGTGAATGTGATTCAGTGCGACATCGCCCGCTGTGAATGCACCGAGAATCACACCGACCAACGTCACAAATTCCCCGCCAGAGAGCTTCGCGGTGAACGCAAAGACCGCACATCCGGTGACCGTAAAAACGAACGCCAGGATGAACTTTCGGGATAAATACTTGATCATCAGTAGCTCCAAACGACTGGGCGAGGCTGCCCCGGCGCATTGGGGAGATTGTCCAAATGTATGAACCGAGAGCTGCCCTTCTGATTCACGCCGATGCCCGTGAACTTCATCATCAGCGCGGCTTGCAGAACTTCGTAGGCTCGACCATGAGAAACGGCAATATCGGCAGCGCGCCCTGTCGTATGCGGTCCAGTTCGACCAGTGCTCGACACCTTGGCGTTGTGCTCGGGGCATCGGTAGCCGGAAGAGATCGCGAGCGGGAACCCAAGGTGATGACGCAGGTCGTCGAGTTCTTGGACGAATACGTGATCGATGAGATTCTGGCCGCAATGCTTGCAGGCAAACTCACTGATTTTGAAGTAGCGTAGCGTCATCGCTTCGGACACTCGGGCAGCTGGTACTCGCGATCGGTGGCCAGTCGATACTTCGAGAGCTCGCGCTGCAATTGATCATTGAGATTCAATTGATCGTCATCCTTGACTGCGTTGCACTTCATCCGATGAAGATCGCGGATTGCGATGCTGTACAACGTTACCTTGACCTCGGCCATCTCTGATTTAACCGATGAAACACTGCTTGCGCTCGCGAAGCCCGAAAGGCCAATTGACGTCAGCCACCCGCATGCGATAGCTATGTGCCCGTAGATCAGCGCGACGGCGACGGAAAGTGCAACAGCGTGACGCCGCATTTCTTTCGGGCTGGCATCCCGAGGCGGCGCGAGCAACGATAACGACAAATCCAATAGGCGTTGGATCATGGAGGACTCGTGGGGCGGATCAGACAGTTCTGGTGCGATGTCGCCGCATGGGCCTTCTGGCCCGCCATCAAGGGCGCAGGCATTGCTACCCTCATCAGCGCATTCCTTGCCGTTCTTGTTGCATTGTTTCTTGCAGCACGCTGGGCTCTCAGCTGAGTAAGGATCGAAATCGCTTGTAAGCGGCGGGTCCATGACCTACGACGCCAAGACCGCCATTGCCTTCCACGTGCCTGGTGTGCCATCGGCAACGCAAACCCAACCAGGCGGATTGCTTGCTGTCGGTGCGACTGACATGACGCAATCCCCTTGCGACCATGTTCCATTCGTAGGCGCGGCGTTGCCGTAGCACACACGCCGACTTTTGATGGAGTGCGGCCACGCGATCGCCGAATGTGAGTTGAAAAAGTCCTCGATGCTGTCCGTAGCAGTCAGTGCGAGCAGAGCCGTAGCAGTGTTTCGCTTGAGGTTAACCAGCCAGACTGGCAGGTTGGTTGGATCGTTCAGATCGGTATCGATCGCCGTGGTTCCGCCGATGAATGTTCCGCCCTCGAAGATCGCCGGGGCAGAGGAGTTGTCGCCATTCTGGAAGACAAAGTGCCGCGCCGGCCCGCCGGTGCAGTCGGAGTAATTGTCGATGATGTCGATCTGGCCGCCGGCCGGAGTGATGACCACTGCGCCAACGGATGACGTGCCCGTCGTCGCGTTGATCTTGTTCCCCTGCAACAGCGTCAGCAGCGCTGGCACGGTGATCGCTGCATTCGCCGCCAATCCAGCCGGCATGCCCGATAGGATGTTGTTCACGATGCGACAGCCGCGATAGTACTGGCTGACAGAGATCAGGGCAGAAGGCCCGGTCGTGGTATACCCGCCGCCGTCGATGACGTTATTCGCAATCACACCACCGTTGGCCAAAGTAGTAACGGCAACGTTCAGTGCAGCAATGCCGCCGCCGTTCTTCACGCCGTAGATGTAGTTGTCAGCAAACACCCAATCGGCAGCTGCTTCCTCTGCAGCAATGTGCCCGGACACGGTGATGTCTTGAGCGAAGATCTTGCATCCGATGACAGACCCGCCGACGCAGTTGGGGCCGTTGAGCGCGAATGAAACGTCCTTGGGTGCGGTGACCACGCAATTACTGAAGCGCGCCCGAGCACCCTGCGAGAAGCCTGATCCTGGGCAGTCGTGGAAGCTACACGAGTAGATCTCGCCGTCATCCGCGCCGGTCAGGAACAGAACCGCGCAGTTTGCATCGTTGCCGCCGTCACCGAGAGAGATGAACCGGCAGTTGTAGACCTTGCCACGAGAGGAGTTGTTGGGGAACTGCACGAAGGCGTTGCGGTTCGATTCACCGGCTTTCGCGGTTCCATCGAAGATCACGTTGCAGATCGTCACATCGGCTGCACTGACCGTCAGCATGATCAGATTGTTCGTGCCGGCGTCGTCGTACGAACTGGAGAACTTCAGCACCGATCCGTTGAGGTCGATCGTCGACTTGGCGACGCCGAGGGTTAACGTATTCGCGATTAGGATCGTCAGCCCTGCGGGGGCGTTGATGGGACCACCGACCGAAAGTGCGCGCTGAAACGCAGCTGTATCGTTGGCAATGCCGTTGCCAATGACACCGTACCGTCGCACGTCGCCGGGCGCATACCGAAAGTCCGTGGGCGTAACGGACACCGCTTCTTCTGCCTCCGTTTGCGGATACAGTGCCGCCAAAATCTCCGTGGGCGTGACGGTGAATTGTTGGATGTCATCTTCTTGATAGAGTTGCACGCCTGATGCAGTGGTCAGGCTCATGCGATAAGCGAAATCGGCGCTGGAGTCCAAGTAGATCTTCGGGAACTCTCCGGCCGCATCGGCAACAACAGGGTTGCTGTGCTGGATGGCCAGTGACAGATCCGAGTAAATGGCCTGCGGCGTGGTCGATTCGGTGCGGTAGAAATACAGCAGCGCCCCAGATAACGGGTTGGCGTCGTCATCGAGCGCCAGCTGCCGCGGCAGGACGAACAGTTGAGGCATTTCAGCTCCAAAACAAAAAGCCCGCTCGAGGCGGGCTTTTGTGGTCTATGGATAGTTGAGTCTAGAAATCAGCGAGCGCGTTGCGCTTTTTCTCGGTGGCCTTCTTGGCCAGTGCGTTAGCGCCACCGGGCCCGCGTCTCATCAACTCGTCAGCGGTGCGGACATTGCGCAGAGTCAGGCGGGTTGCAGCGGCCCTACCGCCAATGCCAGCGAGCGGGAGTGCAGCACCGAGCGGACCACCAATCATGGCACCCGCGCCGCCCGTGAGTACGCCAGAGACGACGCCTGTGGGCGCAAACTTCCCAATGAATCGCGCCGCGTTCTCAACTGGACCGCCGTTGGCAACCTTGCGTATTGCAGCCTGTTCCTCGGCGGTGAACATGCGCATCTGTTTCTTGTTTTTGGCCAACCCGCGGAACTGCGTTCGAACAGCGTTTTCAAGGCCTGAGCCCGAGAACTGCGAAGCTGAGTCATGAGCTCGCTGTAACAAATCTTCGACGACCTCGGATTTCTTGGCACGCGAATAGAGACCGCGCGCTTCCTTGAGCGCCTTCACCTTGGTCGCATCACCCGCGAGAACGTCTGTCTCAGCAAGATTGTCGATATAGTCGTCGAGTTCTTCGACGATCATGCTGGCGATACGCTTGTCAGCCGGCTTGATTGAGCCCTGCGCATCCTTGGCGATCTTTCTCAGGGTCTCAAGCTCGGTGAGGGTCAGATCACCCTTCGCCTGGGTCACTCTCTTTAGAACGGCGCTCGAGTCAGGGTGCAGATCTTTGTCGAGACCTTCCTTCTTACTCAGCGAGACGATGCGAGTCTTAAGCCCCTTCAGGCTGTTCTCGCTGACTACCACTCCAGCTTCGTCAGCTCGCTTGTAGGCGTCCTTGGCTGCCTCGGCGAGATCGGCCCGCGTCGGGACAGCATCCGCAGATACACCCGCCAGTCCGGCTTTCCGTGCTTGAGTGGCAGGGGCAGGAACCGTCTCGCCAGCAGCAGCAGTCCCAGCCAGCGGTGCTGGCTCACCAGGAACAGGATCGTTACCAACACGAGGACGGCGAGCATTGGCCGGGATCTTAGCAGGACTCGCCGCAAGAGCCCGAGACTCGCCGGCCAACAAAGGTGCAAGTGCGATATCTGCACCGGATTCCGTCAAGGGGCTCGCGATGGCGCCCAGCACCCCTAACTGTGCCTTGCCACTCTCGGTGCGGGGTTGGTAAGTGTATCGGGCAAAGGACTTCTCGGGATCCGTGCCAAGAGCGATCGACTCGGCCGTCCCAAGAATAGGTGCGGCAATGCCACCTGTCGCCATCGTACCCAGCGCTTCAAGCGTGCCCACTCCGCCCGTTCCTTCGGCACGATTGAAGCGTCCAACGGCTTCGTCGACACGCGACAAATAGCGTTGCGCGCCACGCAAAGCTGAAGGCTGCGGTGAAGGGGTCACTGTCGTTGTTGCGCCGTCCGCAAGACGGCCCATCGCTTC